AATGAAAGGCTGTAGAGTTCTAAGCTGTTGAGACATTTTCACCGCCTCTCTGCTTGAATCTTTATAACGCTTCATGTAAGGGTTGTTCTCATTATCCCAATCCACCGTAGAGCCATTTTGCGATGTGTTGTGGGTTACCTGTTCGGTGCCACCATCTTCATGGGTTGCTTCTGTGGCAGGAGCTTCTGCCTGATCTCCATTGGAAACCATTCCGTTCACTCCACTTTCTAGTTTGTCAAAAAAGTCTCCAGAGCCAAATACAGCATCTTCAGCAGCTTGCTGTTCTGGGTTACTTTCGACTGGTTTTTGTTCATTCATTTGTTTTTCCTTTGTTAAGTGAAAAATCTAATAGGTAATTTAATCTTCAGTCTTGCTATTTTGCAAGTCATTTATTACTTTATCCATTTCAATGCCCATTCTTTGATTTGCATTATCTACATTTTGAGCCATAGATTGTTGTAATAATTTATGCTTAGCTTCAGTCGTGAGCTGGTCTTTAGCGATGCCTGTTTTAGCCTGCTCTTTTCTTTTACTAATTTCAACCTCAGCTGCCATTACCTTTCCTTTAATTCCTGCTTGAACAAGTTGTCTTTCAAGGGTTTCTATTGTTCCAGCCTGATCTTTTAATTGCTGTTCCATAGAGGAAACCTGACCTTGTAACTGTGAATATAAACTCTTTCTTTTAATTATATTCTCCTTGTTCTTTAAATCTGTTTCAGCTAATAAGGCTATATCATCTATAACTCCCATTTGCATCAACTCTTTTAATTCTGCTATATATGCCCATCTATTGACAGGTAGCGTAGAACCAGAAACTATTCTTACATCAAACTTAGCAGCAGAATAATCATTAAACTTTCCAATCGCCTCTCCCAAGTCATTGTAAATAGGAACATTTATTTCTACATCTTTCTGGTCCTGTATTGCATTTGGCTGAACGATTCTAAATACTTTATGTGCAGTATAGATAGCTTGAGAGTATTGTTTAACTACTCTACCAAGCTGTCGTAATGCTGGTTCTAATGAATTGTTTAACCATTGCTTAATCCTTCTTGTCCCATATTCATCGAGTGCAAGCATTCCCCTGAATGTTTCATGCTGTTGTTGCGTATCGCCCTGCATGGATGAGTATATGCCAGCCAGGTACTCCATGTCACCTTTTCCTTCTTGTACAATTGTAAAGAATGCATTTGATAATGGAGCTGGCTGAACAGGGGTAGGAGGAGCTGCGCCAGGTCTAATAGGCAACAATGCTCCAGGGGAGCTTGCATATTTCTCCCAATAATCTGTATCAACACTTCCTTCTTCGTACATCCATCTCAATGAGGACCCTAAAGAAGCATTGTGCACCATAATTTGATGAGATTTATTTATCTCTCTTTGCTTTCCTATTAAAGGAGATACTGCACTTACTGGATAAGGAGTTCCTGTCCATTTGTAATGAAATGGAACTATTGGATACTCTGTAATAGATTGAGGTAATACTTTCTCTGATAACTTCTTGTCCCCAACTACAGTAATCTGCCTAATCCGTGGAGCATAGAATTTCACACTATCTACCACATAATCAGAGAACTTTTTGTCTTTTATTAATATTTTAAATTCTTTTTCGCTGACTATAGTATTTTCTATCACAGTAGCATCTTCAATCATCTTACTAAACATCTGATTATACATTTCTTCTATCTGACCAGACATTTCTTGTTGAAGATTCTTAAGCTCTAAATCATATCTTTCTTGAATCATAGCTCCAGATTGAAGAGCTTGTTGCATTTGCAACGTAGTTTCTTTTAACTCAACAGCCATTTCTTCTTGTCGCTGTTGTATCTCAGCTTCTACTATTTTTTTAATCTGAGAAATTGTTTTCTTATCAGGAGGCTTTCTATAAAATACATTAATATGAGCTACTCTTACTTTTTCATACAACTCAAAATACTCAATTAATTCATCATTCTCTCCAGTATACCCATTAATGCTTTCTGCTTCGTCTATATCCTTATAAGAGAAATCTTTTTGATATGCATCTGTTGACTTCTCTGTTAAATTAACCTCTGCATTTATATTGCTATTAGCTGCTTTAATTTTAGATGTATACTGAGGGAACATATTTTTTATATGCTCCTTTGGTAGTACTTTTCGTATTAAGATGAATGCTGCATCTTTGAATAAAATATCTCTTGACTTAGGATCAACATATACATCAAATGGTTCTGGTTGCTTTAAAACTACATCCCCCATACCATTATCACTATTCGCATCTACGTCTACCATCATATATCCGATAGACTTTGTAATAGAATCATTTACGCAATTTGCATACATAGAACTACCATCAGATAAGTCCCATATATAATCTGCTATATCAGAAAATACAGCTGCAGTATCTACATCACTCCCTTCAACAGCAATAGCTTGCCATCTAGGATTCTGAGCTGTTGCATAAAAATTAAGCATTTCAACCACAGGCATTATCCTGTTGATTGTAAAAGTAGGCATTCCTTGCTCTTCTAATGCTATTCTTTCTTGTTCAGAAAGTTGATTATCGTTAGAAAAATCAAACCCTTTTTGATTTACATATTCCCATTGATTCCGAGTATAATTTGATACTAGTTCATATATTTGATGAACTCTATCGACATCTTTTATTTTAGGCATTATATCCCTTGCTTGTATTTTGTATTACCAATACGCCATTCACTCTTTCGCCAATGAGTAGCTCCTTTGGGAGCACTTTTATGCCTCTGTCCAACTGGATGAGGTTTTCCAGAGTGTGGTCATATATGATAACCCTTTTTAATAACCACCTCTTCTTCTAACTGGTCTCATAGGTCTTCCTGTTCTTGCAGGTCTTCTAGAGCCTGGTCTAGACATTCCACCCCTCATTGGAGCTCCTGGTCTAGACATTCCACCAGCCATTCTTGGAGAACCCATCGAAGGACCTCTCCTACTTCTTCTGTAATTCCTTGCAGCTCTCATACCTGCTGCTGTATATGGGAATTTTTTACCGCCTACATTTGGCATAATAACTCCTTTTCTATAAAATTTTTCATCTAAATATAATAATATTAATTATACTATGCAACAACCCAATTTTTTGCTTTAGGTGTATGCTTTCTATAATTACCACTTTTATCCTTATTTAATCCCTTCGGTGGATGAGCATATTTGCATGCATATGCTAGTGCATCTATTGTATCATCATGACCCATTCTTGGACCAAATGTAATAATTTCATGATGTAGATCATAGTGTTCTTTCTTTATAAATACACTCCGTATAGCAAATCTTTGAGCCAGTATTTCTTGTATTCTATCTCTTTTACTCATTCTATTACCTGGCTTTTCTGCTGTATATTTTACTGTGAAATCATTTCTTCTTCTCATTTCTGAGACTAAAGATTGGAATACAGGTTTAGACATTGTAGTATCTTCTATGCAAAATAAGTTAGGATGATATATGCTATTATATTGGAACATATAATCTACGATACCTTTTTTATCTTCTCCAGGAATACCGAGTACAGGCAATGAACGCTTGCGAAGATAATCAAGTACGTAAAGGTTATTATGAGCATCGATAGCCACGAAGCAAATAACGCTAAAATCACTATCCCTACGAACAGAATCCGTAGCGGGATCAACGCCTGCGAATACATTAACAGGGATTTGACCTTGTTCTTTAGTTGTAATATATGATATACCAGTTTCTTCCTCATAATTAAAGTTCCCATCCCAATATCTTATATGGTCTCTAGTAAATATAGAATCTTCTGAGCTCTGAACCTCCATCATATATTCTTGATAGAATTTTTGTGGCTGCCCAGAATCAGCATAAAACTTCTTCTTTCTCTCCATTTCCCTTTCTCCGAACCAAGATGGCCAGAGAGGAGTCCCATCAGGCATTATCGCTTTATAAGTAATAACTTTCCAGCTAAAGTCTTCATTATTTGCTTTAGCTTTTTCATGTCCAGCAAGTATGTTGGTAATAAAAGCATCGTAATGAACAGGAGTGCCATTGATCCTAAGGCGACCAGTGCCAGGCTCAAGAGCAGGGAATACAACAGCAGTAACAAGATTAGAAATTTTAGCCCTAGACTCCGGTGTAACGGTATTATTTTCATCCTCAAAGTCGTCAAGGATAATAAGATCGTACCTTTTGTGGAGTTTAGCGCCCCCTCTAATACCTGACAAGTTCGACTTGCTAATGAGTTTACAGCCATTTTGTAGCTCGATATCATCTTCAGTCCACTTCCTTCCTTTTAGATTTCCGAAATAATACAAAAACTTATCATTATATTCCAAGTGATATTTTACATAATCTAAATTTGGCACTGAAATCTTACTAGATGCAGCTACCCACCCATAGAACAAAGGTCCTTCTGCAAATACAAAATCATGCAATATACTACATTTAGTCAATACTGTCTTACCATGACCCCTTGGAAGTATTACAGCTAACTGCTTAGCCTCTAAGTCATTTAATGCATCACATACCTCATAATGAAAGAATGGAGATTCACTACGCATAAAATCATCTGGTAGAAATAATTTACCAAATGCTACTAAATCATTCTTTGCCATTATCAATGCTTCTTCTTCTTTAGAAACATTGTGAAGGTTTATATTAGCCATTTACCATTTCCCCAATGGACATTTAACTGATTTTATTTTTGCTTTAATTTGCATATAGCATCCACACTCTAAGCAACGCTTTCCAAAAGTGAACCTATCGCATTTATTGCACTCATCGTACCTTTTATTGTATAGTTTTTTACTTGCACGACCATTCTTTATTAAATTGACCATGCTAATGTATAAATCTTTAGGATCCAATTACTTAGCTTTATCTCCGTATTTATGTACTTTTACTAAATACTCTTCAGGTAAGCCTCCTCCAAATACAGCAATACCCTTATCTTTAACTTGCTCTAGGCTTCTTCCTCCCATATAATCCTTAACATCTTTATCAAATACCTTTTTAGGTATCTGAAACTCAAGAACTATACTATTTTCATCTAATCCCCATACTTGCTTTCTACCAGAACCACTCAATAAGTTATGTGCATAAGACTCTGCTGCCTTCTTATCAGTAGTAGTATATAATACATCCTTAGCTAACATATCCTCTTTAGGTTTGAAATGAGGTCCTATCCTTTTAGCTCCACTGACAAACTTACCATCCCTCACCATCTTACCAGGATACCACTTATTGACTCCTCTATAAACAGTAACTATCTCCTCTCCTGCATCCTTAGCTTTCTTTAATATCTTTTGACCAGTAGCAAATTGTCCTAAAAAGGGCACTGATGCTAATGCAGACATTCCAGCTTCCCCAAACTCTCCCTCTGCAGCATATAATATAGCATCTGTTATATCAGCCATATTTCCAACTACAGGAAAGAGGCCCATCTTCATTAAAGCATTATGCACATCTGCAGTAGCTTTATCTGACTGTGTAACGCTGTCTCCACTAGTACTCTCAGCTGCAAAAAAGTCATTGTCAGCTGTCCAATCATCTAATAAATTATCTTCTACTTTATTCATTCTCTATCTCTTTAGGCTTGACTGCTTCTAAATGCTCTTCACTAAATCCTTTAAATGCACCTACAGCTACTTGCGTAACAGATACTTTATGCTTATCCTCCAAATCTAATATATCAGATAACTTAAATAACGCTTTAAGCCTTGTATCTGCCTTGTCTGCTCCAAATGCTTCTGTCTTTATGCCACTAAGCACAACCTTTGGATTAATCTCAAGCTCCTCACATACAGGTTCTAAATCTTTCTTCATAGCACTACTTATCCTTTCTGTTCTTATTAATTGTCCAGATTTTTGCTCTGCATACCTAGTATTCTTAGTAGGATATGCTTTTAAATATGCATCTTTAGGCGCTAGGCCTTTCTGTATATACATTACGAAGAGATGCTCATGCTTAGTAAGGCGGGCTCTGTCTAAAAGAATATCATCGGCTTTCTTATTACCTCCGAAGGAATATATATTAACTCTCCTGGAAGTATCCATCTTAACTGTCTTGGAAACAGGGAAAGTCCCTGTGCACGTTCCTACGTACTCTCTGACCTTATTCTTACCTTTAGCCTTGAGCATCTGACCTCTTCGTAATATCTGTATCACACAATCGTCATCTGCTCGCACCCAATCGCCTACTTGTCCTTTCCTCCAATCAGACCTAATTACAGAACCATTAGGTAATGTAATCTTATCCTGTGGATCAAAGACTCTATGTCTTATTTTGTTAACTTTATAATATCTCATAAAAAAAGTCTTGCATAATTCTTAAATATTCTTATTTTATATCTATAGCTATATATATAGCAGTAATTATAGCTATATATTCAGCATACGTTAGTATGCGTCTCTATAGCTAAGCTATAGCTATGTTATCTTCATTGTCCTCATAATAAATTAATAAATCTTCTAAAGTTAGCTCTTCAATTTGAACACGCTTTACCTCTTCATCCAGCTTATCTATCCTCTCTTCAATGTATTCCAACTGATCCTCCTCAGGGCTGTATTCCAATGTTAATGAGTATTTAAATTTCTTAGCCATAGCTAATGGTAAATATAATGATATTACTTTGAAAACGAAAGAGGTTTTAAAAATTGAGCCATTTTGATGTGCGGTCTTTTAGAGGAGGGTACCCCCCTACTAGAGGGTTTTTACTTACGTAAATTTAGTTAAATTTGATTTAAGTTTTTTGAGTTAAATAAGAATAAAAAGAAGGAGTCAAAATGGTAAATGGAATAAGTAATATCACATCAATGGACACTGAAAAGTTGATTGAACTACTGCCTAAGGTAGGCGTAGCTATGGCACTGAGCTCACTGTGCAAACAGAATGCTACACGTAGAAATGGTGTCGCACCATGGCAGATAGATAGAACTATCAATGATGCCATCCAAAGTTTGCAAGTGAACAACGCTAACCAAAGCGCTGGCTTACTACCAATGCTACAACAGGCACTAGGACAACAAGCAGCACAACCAGCTGCACCTACAGTTGATCCAATAGCTCAAGCTCTCAACAAGATGAGTGCTAGCTTCGACAAGTTAGCAGCTGAAGTAAGAGGTGCTACTCAACCTTAACCATTAAGGGGATTAATTTCCCCTTTTTCTACCTTTAATTCTTTATTATTGGTAGTATACAGCGTGTATAGCGGGTAGATATGTCCTCCTTATCCATTCGTATAGCAGTATAATATCTGCCTGTGTACACGTGAGTATATATAATAAACTTATACCCAACACTAACTATGGAGAAAACAAATGAAATCATCTAATTATGATGTGAATGGTAATAGAATAGCACCATACAAGTCTATTCATAAGAGTAGACGTAGGAATATGCGATCTGTTCAAGATAATAATGGATTCTACATACTGCAAGAAAGAGTTCAATCTGTACAATTTCCTAATCAATGGTATTGGAAGAAGGTCAAATAATGGATAAAGCAAAGAAATTAGGAGAGTTATATTCTCATAGAGAGTTGACTCATACTAGAGATGTAGAATATTTAAAAGATACAAGGCCTGATTTATATAATAAGCACCCTGAAGGTAAAAATCCTTCTAGTAAAGCATATTGGGATACTATTAAAGATATGACTGCTGATGAGTTTATAAAAGCTTTAGATGAAAGATTGTTATGGAGAGAAAGACAGGTAACTCTAAGAGTTATTGATAGAATATGTAGAGATGGTTTGTACGATAGAAGAAATAATAATGATAGAAGAATTAGTAATAGTAATAGCTGAAAGTTCGCTACTTGATGTTATTGTGTTTGTGAAACCTGTGGAACCTGATAGAAAGGTCGGATGCAGGTAAATCTATTCCCTGAGGGGAGTCATTGTGGTACACGTTGTGGTGCTGCCTTGTCAAATGATAAAGGTAGAAGAGAGTAGTTTCTCACCAGATTGTAGAACTATTTAAAAAAGAAAGGTTAGACTTTTCTTGCGGATGGTAAATAGCCGTAGTCATTGCGGTTACATCATTTAATCATATTCCTTGACAGGATAACACTAATGTATTTGTGTCGACAGCAAATATAAGGTGTGGGAGACATCCTTATGATGAAACGTAGCTCGCCTAGAGCAACAATGATACTTGGTTCTTGCGGGTAATAACCAAATCCCGTCACAAATTACTAATATTTAACCTTATGGAGGTAACAGTGAATAAAGATATAAATATATGTGAAAAAGGTCATAATCATAAAGGTTGGATGACCAAATCTATGCCAGATATACCTAAAATGCCCGTAATACTATCATTTTTGGTAAGAAACAAGGTTACCCTAGCCGATGTAAGGGGCAACTATAATATTCGTTATTTCGTGGGATTTAATAGGATTTTCATAAAAATAGAGACTCCGTGTTATACTTCATGTTATAACTTAGTAGCACCTAAATTTAGTGATGTCAATAAAACAAGTATCGATCTTCC